TCTACGTCTCGTGGGCTCGGAGATGTGTATAAGAGACAGCTGCTAGAAACTCACCAAGAACAATTGTCATTTGTTCTTTGAGATCTGGTTCGTCACATTTTTCTGCTACAGACTGACACCATTTCTCTTCATCAATTCCTTTCTTCTTTCTATCTGGTGTTGGAACTTTTTCTGTTCCATCTTTGTTGCAAGCACCATCAGAAAGTGCTCCTGTAACTTTATTTGGTTCTCCTTCACCGCCCGATGGATTTTCTGGTGCTGGAGCTCCATCTGTCACTGGTTGATTTGGTCTAGATGTAGAAGATGCAACTGTTTTAAATGATGAATTATCATCTGGTCTTTGATTGTTGACTACAGTTGTAGCACCAGGAGTTTGACCGATGGACCCCATAATCAGGGGTTTTTGTTTTTCATTATCTAAGTAAAAACCAACCACCCAACAACCTTCTATAAGTTGCGGATTTGCTCCTCCAACATTACCAGGCATAAATGGAACGTTCACTGGCATCATTACGTTCGCCCATGGCAAATCTTTCGTAGGAAGAATTTCCTTGCTAGAAGGATGATCTCCTACGATGCGAACTTTAAATCGATATCCGCCTTTATTATTTTCTTCGTCAGAAGCAGTTCCTTCGATTTGTCCTACCCACCAATCCCATTGATCTCCAACTCTATTGGTGCGTACCAAATGTGCCAGTGTTTGATCCATATCAATCAGTCGTCATATACTCTACATTCCAGTGCATTTGGATTAGCATCGCAATACAACTCTAAAGGAGTAGGATCATGCGTTTCGCCTGGATGATTCTCTTGATAGTGCTCTAATTCTTCTAGTTCGCCTTCGATGTGGCGTCTTTGTTGCGGAGAGATAGTAGGATCTTCAAGGATCTTCTTATCTTGTTCAATGTGTGCTTCGATGTTTTCCATGTTTAGTTACCTCCGTATACATTATTTAGTGCTATGTTTTGATTCTCTATCTTTAATACCATAAGAATCTCTCAGTAATACTAAAGTTGTTATGAATCTTCCATTTGTTCCTATTGTTGTATTATAAGAATGAGTTACCTGTGATATTAGATAAACACCACTACTTTCTGGATCATATGGATCTTGCTGTCTTTGTTGTGTTGGTACTTTGTTTATTAATCTAATATCAATTTTATCTCCAGCACAAATGTCTGGATTGCCAGGTATAACAATCGTGCAAACTTGGTTCTTTAATAACTCATATCTGGCAATCGATTGTGTCGCATAAAACTTCTGCCAATCAGCAAATTTAGTTGGAGAAGTAGCACCATCTTTAGGATCTGGTGATGCTGGACTCGCTTCATTATACCATGTTTCATGGTCTAAGAACATAGACATAACTCTAGTAGGATAATCACTTATTTCAATCTGATTAATAGGAACTAATGTGAGTCCTTCCTGTCCTCCCAAGTGAGCCATGTTATCATAACTATCTTTGATCTTGTAAACATATTCTTCATACTGACCCGTTGAGTGATTGAAGAATACAACCAGTGATGCATACTTTCCTCTTCGTAAAGATTGAAGCATGTCAATTTCTGAACTGAAGTAAGATTCGTATATTGCAAATCGGTTGTCTCCACCACCATCTTGATTGCCAATTCTTTCTAAGTATGGACCCCAAGATTGAGATTCTAATTTTTTGGACTTTAATTTACTTTTATCATCAGCACACAATGAATCAACAGCAAAGAAATTATACCCTCTTTTTGTTTCCCAAAAGAAAAATCCACCACTTCCTTTAATACTTTGTGTTGTTTCACCTTGAGATTTTTGTGTTGATGTTTTATCTTTTTTATCCTTCGAATTTGTATAAGATACCTGAGGAGAAACACTATTTCTAGTAATAGAAGTCAATATATCAAAGGGTCTTCTCCTATTAGATGTCAGTTTAACTTCAAATTTCGATGGTTCTGAATAAATTTCCTTCGATGTATTGATGCTATTCTTCAATAAGTCAATAACAATACTCTCTGGGTTTCCAGATAATGGTTTAGAAACTCTGGTAATTTCATTCACCAGAACTTCCTCTGAAATTAAACCTAATTTATATACTTGCTTATTTTGTCTTGCGAATCTATCTGCTACAGTCCATATAATCAAAGTATAATCGTATGGTTCTTCTGAAGCATTAGTGCGTACAGATATTGTTACTTTTTCTCCCCCCTGAATAGGGAGACCTTGCAAAAGACCACCACTATCCACTACTTCCATCATCCCAGATAAAAATGGCGATTCAATATTTTCGCCATAGTCAAATTGATTCACCAGTTTAGAAATTTCAACTGGATCTTGTCCATTATTTGGAGTGATTCTAATGCTCTGAAGGGAGAAATCTGTAGGAGATGAAAATTTTTCCATGATTATAAAAGAACAGAATTAAGTAACCAACCAGGAGTCATTTCACTTGCAGAAGGACCAGACAAACTAGATGCCATTAATGTAGAATTACCACTTCCTTGTGTTTGTTGTTGTGTTGGAACCTGTATGAAAGGAGTTCTCATTGCTGCTTCCCTGTCTCCAGCAGAAACAATAGCAGATGCCTGTAGAACACCATTACCAGTATCAGCACTAGCAGACGCCCAAGGATCTTTAGTTGTATCACCTGGATCTAAACCAAGTGATTCGTTATACTGTTTCAATAGTTTCTGATTATTTGCTCTTTGTTTGTTCATCAACTTAGTAAACTCTTGGGCTGTAATTTGTTCTCCAGAAGCGTTGAAAAATTTGTTGAACCAACCGCCAAATAACTTTTTATCCTTTACAACAGATCCAACACCAGGAATAGATAGCTTTTCGCCTTTCGATTTTCCGACACGTCTAGAAAATGGAAAAACATTTGTAGTCTGAACCTCAAATCTACGCATTGTATCCAATAAGGAAGACCTACTACTCATAATTTTATCGATCAACTCTCCCTGTGGTCTTGGTGTTCCTACTGGATCAGCAGAAAGTCCAGCTGGCAATGGAATAACTTGCTGTGGAGTTATATTTGGAGCCTCTGCTGCACGTTGAGTTTCTTGACTAAGGTTTTCTTGACCTATAAGATTTCCAATAGCATCTATCTTTTTGTTTTGTGCGTTGATTCTCTCCAAGTGTAAGTGAGTATAATCAGCACCATTTGGACCAGGATAATACACTACATTAGCAAGGTGATCGCCCGCCTTTATTGTATCTCCTTTTTTTACAGATGGTGTAACATGACCATAAACATACCTAGTTTTATCAGCATGTTCGACAACTACTGCTCCACCATATTTGCCATATCCATTTGGATATGCATCAACTACTGTTCCATCCTCAATTGCTAATACTTTTTGTCCTACGTCGGTGCCAATATCAACACCTTCGTGTCTTCTATTACCTCTATCTTCACCAAAATTGGTTGTTCCTCCAGCATTGCCTGGCGTTAAAGTAGCAGGTTTGCCACCGCTAGCTGTTGGAAGGAAACTTTCTAAGATAGGATTAGCAGTAGCTGCTGCTCCTGTGTAAGCAGCTCCAGAAAGTCCTCTAGATCTTCTATTAAATAATCCTTCGTTTGGATCTCTTCCATATGGATTGTCATCTGTTTGATCTCCGTTACCAAACATCCATTTCGCTAATTGACCTCCAAGACTCTTTATCCAATCAGTAAATTTTTTCCATCCTGTAGTCCATCCATTCTCTTTCTCATAATATTGTTCTAATGCTGCTGCTTGTAGTTTTACAAATTTATTCCTGTTTCTTCTTTGAGCTTCTAGAATACCTTCACCAAACTTGACGAAAGTTTCTTTTCCTCTTTTTCCTTCAAGCGGAAATACACCTTCTGCTCCTGCTTCACCAACCAATCCCGTTGTTGGTTTAGTGACAATACCTCCAGATGCAAATGGCGTTACACCCTCTACACCTCCACCACCTCCTGCAACTGCATCGTAAATAGCACCACCAGCAAAATCACCAAGGATACCACCAGCAATTGTTCCAACACCAGGAACAGGAATAAGTGATCCCAACCCTGCTCCAAGAGTAGCGCCAATCGCTTTTGCTGCTGCTCTACCAACTGGTTCTCCAAGAGCAAGGGATACTGCAAAGTCAATCAATCCACCAAAAATAGGAATTCTCTTGAAGATTGGACGCAAGAATCTGGAAAGCATACCAGACTTACCGAGTTTTACTCCAGCATCTCCAAGTGCTTCAGCACCAAATCTCTTTACAGCAGCTCTCTCACCATACCTCTTAGTATAGCGTTGCATAATATCATTTTCTGCTTTAACTGGATTAAATGCTCCTCCTTTAGCAATTCTGGCATTTGTTAGAGTATCTCCAGTACCCGAAGCAAATTCACGTCCCTTATAACGGAAATTAAATCCAGTAGCGTCAGTATTAGTCTTTACTCCAAATCTATTTGTTCTTACGCCACCTCTACGACCACCACCAAATAAGTTGAGACCTGTTCCTAAAATATCACCAATTCCACTACCACCAAATAAACCACCTAAAATTCCACCACCTTTGCCACCAAATCCATATCCTTTTTCGGCAGTCAAGTTGCCCGAGAAGTCATCTGGGGTAAATTCTCCTTTTTCTGCGGCTGACAATTGTCTTGCCAGCATTTTTTCTTGATGATCTTCAGCAGCACCTGCAAGCATTCTCTGTTGATCTAATGCTCTCTCTGCAATTGCTACTTGTAGTTGTCCTAATGATTGAACGCTCTCTACTACTTTTACATTGACTCGTTGAACGCCATCAACTGCTTGTATAGTGCTATTGCTGGTTCTGACAATTAATTGACCGATCTGATTCAGAATACCTGCAAGATCTTTTACTTCGGTTGCTGTAGTATCGACAGAAAATCCAGCAGCAGTTTTTCTCGTTCCTTGATACTTCGCAAGTTCTCCACCCAGAACTTCTGGATTTATTGCTTGTGCCCCTGCTCCCAGAAACCCACCTGGACCGCCAGGTCTAGATGAAGCAGCAGAACTAACGATACTTGCCAATGCTCCTTTAGTTGGAGATTTTATGGTATTTGATACACCATAATCAAATCCGCCCCTAAAACGAGATCCTTGTGTTCCTGATGGATCTCTACCAGGACCAGGATCTGTCTCAAATCTACCTCTAGTTCTGGCAATTCTATCTCCACCAAAACTAGATCCTAATGCTCTCTTGAAAAAGTATCCTTTACCAATACCTGCTTCTTCTAGAGATGTTCCACCTTTTTCTGCTTGCTTAGAAGCGTAAGCACGCTCCTTTGCCGCCATATCAGACGATTTCTTTATTTTACTTCCAATGGCACTAGCAATCGCACCCAGATAATTTGGATTACTTCTAATATCTGTTGCTGATAGGTATCCGTTTGCCATTATCGTTGCTTAGCTGCCGCTTCTTGTTGTTGTTTAACTTGTTCTAAGTGTTGCATCAATAAAGAGACATAAACTTGTCTCTCGAATGGCATCATGTTTTCAATTTCACTCAAGCTATATTTATGGTGCTGCATCAAAGCAAAGTTAGTTTTATAATACCCCTCCAAAGTATTATGGAAGAGTGCTATCCGAAAAAATTTGATAATCCAGAAATAACAATTTCATTCTCAACTCCAGTATTTGGATTTTTTACTTTTATCGTATGTTCCAGTTTTGGAGCAGTTTCGAAGAATTTTTGAATTTCTTCAAACTGATTATTTGTCAAACCTTCTAAAAATTCAACAAATTCCTTATTAGAAGTCGTTGAACTGTCATATACGTCTTCTTTGTCAAATATTTGATCTATGCAACTAGCAATGATTTCAATTATACCATCAGCACTTGGAGCAGCGCCAATAATTGAAGATCTGACAAAATCAGCAAATGCAGGATATTTCATGATAATACCCATTTCTTCAGATAGCATAACTTTGTTGCTATGACCTTCTGGTTTCTGAACTCGAACGTCTGTCAAATTCAAATTATACTTAACTTGCGTTTCTCCATCATCTTGGCAAGTAATTGTCATTTCAATAATTTCGCCAACTGACGCAGCACGGATTTGAAGGAAGATATACTCCAAATCAAAAATTGCCAAATCTTCAATTTTTACACGAGATTGAATGCAACCTTTTAATAGAGTTTTTATAGCATCTTCAATCTGCTTATCATCTTGAGACTCCATTGCCAGTAAAAGTAATTTTTCTTCTTTTACTACAAATGGACGATATTTGATTGTTTTACCCGATGAAGGAATTTCCAACTCATACGTTGGAAGAACAACTTGTGGTAATGCCATTATGCTTAGATCAGATCATATGTATATTTAGCGCGA